TACCCGGCCTCGGCGTGCTCGACGGCCCCGGCCGGCTGAACCCGGCAGGCCACGACCACGGGGGCACCTGCACCCGGCCGGGTGCCCCCGTAGCCGTCGTCAACGGGCACCGTGGGGTACACAGTTGCCACGTCCGGCAGACGGGAGAGCAGACTCACAGGCTCCCCCCGAGGCTCGCCACAGGCACCTGAAACAGGCCCCCCACACCCGCAGCCGCGCGGACCATCCGCGTCTCGTCGGACGTCAGCCCGACGCCGGACGGGGCCGACGTCGGAAGCTGGTACTGGTACGACCCCTGCATCTCCATGCGGTACCCCTCGGGGTTCCGGACGCGCCGCTCAGCAGCCGCCAGGACGACCGACACGGCGATGTCCGGGGCCGTGGTGGCGTCGAGCCACGGCATACCGGCGACGGCCCGGACAAGGGCGGAGGCGTCCGCTAGAGCTGCCTCCGCCATGTCCGCGTCCGGCCCCGCCAGCGACCAGCCCAGCCGGGCGGCCAGGGCATCAACGTCTGCCAGCGGAGCGGCCATCAGGCCCCCGTGCCCAGGGTCAGCTTCACCGCGCGGACGAGCTTCTTCGCCGAGGCAACCTTGTCGGTCATGACGTTGTACCCGGCGTAGATGTTGACGATCGAGCGGTCCCGCAGACGTGCCGAGTCGTAGTCCTTGATCCAGCGCATAGACAGGCCGTTGTAGGACTGCGAGGCACCGAAGCTAGCGCCCTGCGGGATCGCGGGGGCACGGGTCGCCAGCACGAAGGCACTGGAGACGAAGGCGTAGGCCGCGCCGGGCGCGATGGCGTTCGAGACCACCAGATCGAATCCGGCGAGTCGGCCAACGGTCGCGTCCCGAAGCGCGCTGTCCGAACCGGAGTTGGCGACGTTCGAGATGCGGTTCGACTTGAGAAGCGCTGTTTCGACGTCCGAGCCGATCAGCAGCTTTCGGCCGCCGACGTCCACGTTCGCCTTGTTGAGGGCCGCGCGGGCGTCGATGATGCCGAAGTACGGGTCAGCCGGGTCCATGGCGGCAGTGGTCGCGTAGGTAGCGCCCTCGATCATGGACGCCACACCGGTGTCGATAGCGGTAGCCACCGCCTTGACCTGCGGCGAGAGAACCTGAGAGCCGAAGTCCTTGATATCCAGGGTCAGTTCCTCGTCCGTGACGCTCACGGCCGAGTAGATGTCCTTGTTCAGCGTGACCGAGATGGAGTCCTCGGCAAGGTTGTCCAGCACGATTTCCGCCGAGCGGTCGTTGCGCCAGTCGTACTCTCGCGCGGTGAGCTGCGCCGGAATGCGGATGGTTACGGTGTCGTTCTTCGCGCCCGCGAAGTCGAAAGCGCCGTCGGACCACACCAGGTTGCCGAGGACGAGTTCGCGCTCAAGCAGGCCGAGGGCGGTGGACGCGATGACGTCCGGCTTGAGGAAGGTGTTAGCGGCAGTGCCCGCCATGGTGCCTCACAGGGTTTGGAGTGAGCCCGGCCAGAGCGGCAGGGCGGGGGACGGCGTTGGCGGCCGTCAGCGCCGGTTGCGCGGGACCGCCGCAGCCAGCGCGGCCGGGTCGGTCGGCGTGGTCCTGGCGGACGGGTCGAGCCCGCCGCCGGGGTGACCGGGCCGGGGCACCGGGGCGACGGCGAACCGGGCAAGCGACTTGGCGTGCGCCTCGCGGGCGTCGTCGTCGTCGCCCTGGACCAGGGCGGCCAGCTCGTCCGGCAGGCTGAACTTCCGGGCCAGGCGCTCGCGGTGCAGCTCGACCTCAAGCGCCGCGCTGCGCGCTGCGGCCTCGGCGAACTCCTCCGGAGTCTTAGCGGTGGCGAGAGTCGCGCTCAGCTCACGCGACTTGACCCGGTACTTCGCAGCCTCCTTGCGCAGCGCCTCAACCTCCTTGCGCAGGGCCTCGGCGTCCGGCTCGCCACCATCGGCCGGATCGGCCGGCGCGGCTGCGGCCGGGTCGGGACCGGCGGGGACGGCCTCGGACGGTTCAGCGCCCGCCGCATCCGGTCCGGCCGGAGCGCCGCCCTCGACGGGGGCAATGGTGGTGTCAGACATGCGTCTCCCTACGTGGTGGCACGCCGCGAACGGCGTTGCGCGTCGATGTATCGGCGGTAGGCGCGGACGGCGTCCTCACCGCGTAGGCCAGCGGTCACCCGGTCCCATTCCTTACGGAGTTGGACAGAATCGGGGTGCATGAAGTCGTCCCGGCGGTACACGGGAACCGTCTGGCAGTGGCAGTTGTTGTGGTACTTCGTCAGCTCCATGCGGCTGACGATCGGCATGTTGTCGTAGTAGCCGGACAGGCCAGCGGCAGCGCGGGACGAGTAGACAGCCCCACGGCTGGCGAGCATCGAGCAGAACGCGCACGGGTCACCGTCCGTGACGCGCGCCCACCCGACCGCCCTGCGGTCGCGTTGTGACGCGCCCTCGATCAGGGAGCGACCGCCCCGCAGCGCCTCGCGGTCGGCGGCCCCAGCGGCGACGGCCCCGGCATGCTGTAGGTCGCTCTCAAGCGACGCGAGGAACGCCGGGTCGTCCAACCGGCCGGGGTGGCTGTCCAAGGCCGTCCGCAGGGCCTCGGCGGGCCGCACGATGCCCGTAACGGCCAGCGACGCACGGGCGGCGTCCTCGTCCGCCTCGAAGTCCTCTTCCGGCCACTCGAAGTCGTCTACGGGGAACGTGATCCCGTCGTCCGCTTCGGGATGCCGGACCTGCCCCGTGTGCTGTGCCCAGTCGGCCCGCAGCGCGCCGAGGGTGACCCGGCCCGCGTGGTGCCCGCCGTCGAGCGGGGGCAGCGTGTGCCCGGTCTCTAGCGCCCGTTGTAGCCGGACGAATGAGGCAGACGTCCGGCGGGACCTGGACCGGGCGGCCCGGACCGCGCCGAGCATGGAGCGGAGCCACACTGAGCCGTCGTGCGGCAGCGTCGCCGGGCGCACCCGTGACCACAGCCGCAGGGACTCCCCCGCCACGCCCGCGCCGATCCGGCCCTGTGCCTGCCAAAGCTGGTCGACTACCGCGTGGCTACGCTGCAAGGGCCGCACCCGCCGCCGGGGTGCCGACCTTCGCCAGCGAGTCGGCGAGGGCGTTCACGGGGTCGTCCTCGGCGGCCATCTGCGACCACTCCTCAACGTCCGTAGCCGTGGCGCCGGGTATGCGCGACCACATGGCCCGCGCAGGGACGTTGAGCATCTGCACGGCCTTGCCGAGGGCGTCGACCGTGGCCGACAGAGAACGCGACTCGGCGTCCCGCCACACCACCTGCCCGTGATCGTCCGGGGCGGCCCCGGCGACCTGTGCACAGAGGCTCAGGACCAGTTCCCACGCCTCCCCGAACACGTGCTTGTACTGGTCGACGGAGCGCGTCAGCGCGGATTCCGCAGCCGCCAGCGCCTCCGCCGACAGGTTGACCATCGCGCCAAGCAGGTAGTGCGGCGGAGTCTGCGACGTAGCCGCAAGGTGCCGGACGCTGGCCTCAATGGAGGAGAGGAACCCGGCGAGGTTCGTCTCGTCCAACTGCCCGAACTTCGTGTCGGCGTCGGGCGCGACCAGGAACCGTGAGGCGTCCGCCTGAATGGGGATCACCTTCGGCTTGCCCGTGGTCGGGTCGAGCAGGGCGTTGCCGTCCGCGTCCCGCTCGAACTCCGGCGCAAGCCCCGCGATGGTGCGGACCTTGAAACTGCCGAAGGTCTGCGCCACGAGCAGATCGAACACGGTCTGATTGATCCGGTCCTGAATCGGGATCATCGGCTCAACCACACCCCGCACCCGGCCCTCTAGGTCGAGATCGGGAGCGAAGCGCACGACCGGGCAGACGCCGAGCGAGTGCGGCGTGTAGCCCAGGACGACCGGCCCCGCCTTGCCGTTGACCGACAGCACGGTGACGCCCTGCGCGTCGTACAGCCAAGCCTTAGTCTCAACGCCGGTCTGCACGGTGACGTCCGCGACCTCAACAGCCCACTCGGGCAGGGCGTCCGTTGCAGCATCGGCGTAGTACGCCCACATCCGCCGGGGCGAGATGCCTCGGACCGCCGGAACGGACGGGTCCGTCGGCGACGGCAGCACGGACACGAACGCCTGCCCGTAGGTCAGCGCCGAGGCATGCACGGCCGTCTGTCGGCCGTCGAGCCGGTTCGCCTGCCACGCCTGCCACTCGGCCGAGGTCACCGTGTCGTCCGGCGTCGCGTCCGTCCGGCG